TGAGCGACGAGAGATGTACCTGGATTTGAAAATTCAACCGTCGCGGATGCGACGTTTCCATTATTTACGACTTGCTCTAAATTGGACGCCAAACCAGTCAATTGACTTGCATCACCTACGAATCCTGTAGCTGTTATTATACCCGTATCTCCATCGAGTTTAATATTAGAACCGACACCAACGTTTGATTCCACGTACGCGTTTCCGTTTACGTGTAAACTCGCATGAGGATCGGGTGTCGTTATACCCACACGATTATTAGTGGTATCGACGAACAGGTGGGAAGAGCCTACCAAGAGATTACTCTCGATATCGACCTTCCCTGAAAATATATGGCTCGTCGTCTGTACCATTTATATTAGCTTAGATAAAATGTAGTGCATTTTATGTGAGGTAATGATTATTGATTGGCTTCCAAAGCAGCTAGACGCTCTTCAAAATTGGCTCGAATGGTTTCGAGTTGTGTTTCGAGTGTGGTGGGCAAGACAATCCCTGAGGGCTTGACGATAGTCGAGCCAGTCCTGTTTATTTTTGTCATATGACAAATGTGATTAAAGAATATAGCAACATCATATGTATGCTCAATATAGACGATTTTAAAGACGAACTTGATGCTTTAGACAAACTTGATTGGGATGATGATCGAATGAAAAAGATTCGATTTAACCCAGATAAATTAATTAAAATTTCAGATCTGGAAGATACTAAAAGGTGTAGTTTAGGTGATATCCAAATTGGAGTGTCTAACAGGGATGTGTACAATTTAGGATTTTCTGTTGAAATTTTGACTTCTATTATAAATAAGTTACGAAAAATTACAGGTAAAATAGTAAATCCAACTGGCGTCTTTCGTTACCCTCCGGGTAGTATTTGTAATTGGCATACAAATAGTAATTTGCCGGGTAAACGTGTATATTTTGTATGGGTTGAAGATAGTGACAAGAGTTTTTTTAGGTACTTTGATAATACCACATCAAATGTAGTCACAAATTATGATAAGAAAGGATGGCATTTAAACGATTTTGATGTATCAGATGATGATGCACAACTTTTTTGGCATTGTGTTTGTAGCGAAAATACATTCAGGAAGAGTTTAGGATTTACTATAACCGATGTGTAGAAAATATTATTATTTTTTGTATGAATCTCATTTACGACCCCTCTAGAGAGTTTATCCTTTCTAAAAGATTTGCAACGGTATCTTCTAGATCGTCGATGCGTTTTTTATCTTTTACTCTTTGAAGATTCAATTCCTTTATAGCTGAGAGACCGACGCTAAATAAACTATGATAATCCACACTTAAAGCATCGTTAACTACCCTACCTATTAACATACATACATCGTCATCATTTAATTCAAATGTAGCCTCAGCTATGATGGACAATAAATATATATGTTCTTCATCATGTTTGAAATACAAGAAAGTATCTACGGGTTTACTCAATCCACCAGTGTCGTTGATGACAGTTTTTTCCAATTCTACGAAGGTTTGATCGGGTACTAATTCAATATCGGACGATAACGGTTTATTTAGTTTAAATTTATTAATTGACACTTCAGGTGTATTATCATGTATTTCTTTAGATATGAATGTGCATGGTATCATTATATCACAAACAGCTTCAACACCCGGTGATACAACGTGTGGCATGAGTTCTCCAATCTCTTGTGCTATAACACCCGATTTTTTACGATTAGACTTTTTGTCTATATACGAAACTGGATTCGTTTTATCTATAAGATCAAGTGCCGTTGTTGTGTCTATAGTTTTAATGTTCTTTTTGTTTCGCTCATCTGAATAAATGTACAAATTATTGGTAAGAATACCGGGAGAGATGACACCCACGCTTCTGCTGACATCCGCGTCGCCGTCCCATTGATAGAAGGTATGGCTTGCAATATACGACCCAGAAGAGCTGTTCGACCCATGCATAAACCAACCACCCACCGATCTATCGAATTGATGATTGGCGGCGACGAAATACGTTTTGTTGAGCGAAGTCGATATGCGGTCTCTGTCAATTGTACCTGATGATAGTTGGATGGAGTTGCACCGAATTGTATATGCAGAAAAACTACCGCTACCATCACGTTTTACTATCTTACCGCCACCCACGCCGACGGTGGTCGAGTCTCCGCCCGTAGATACACCAGCACCTGCAAAGTCATTCGCTTCAACGGTTCCATGAACCGTAAGCTCTTCAGTACCCGGAACACCTCCAATTCCGACCTTATCACCCGGTGCCGTCGGACGATAAATACCGTCAGCGTGAGATGTCCAATTACTGAAAACAGGGGTTTGACCGTTGAACTTTAACTGTCCACTATTTTTTATATTTAAATCACCATAAACCGTAAGCCTTTCAGTACTCACAGTACTCGCAGCTCCACCTATCCCGACATTGCCGAGTGAATAATATATATTATTGACAACGTTATCATCTTCTACCCATTTAGAATCGGTAAGTCCTGTAATTCCAGTACCATCACCATGAAATTTAGTCGCTGACACTTCCCCAGATATTTGTAAAACATTTGAATCATCAACATCGGTAACAAGACTGGTTAAACCTTGACCTATACCAACTATACCGTTAGCACGATCAATACAAAATGTATTATCGGTGTCATTGGTATCTACGTTCCCTGATAAAACCAAATTTCCGGGAACGATTTGAACGCTCGTGGGAGTTGACATTCTTATACTTTAATAACATAAAAAACATCTTTGCAAACGACGAATAGGTCGTTTGGAGAGAATGTGTATTTAATATCCAAAATTAACTTCATCAATCAAGGGTAAGATTAGTGCCATCCGTTTGATAGACGTAAGTTTTCCAGCTGATTCATGTGAAATATACTCTACGAAAATGGAATATTTTCCATCTACACCTGTAGATTGTATATCTGTAGAAGGTTTGATAGTAATCTCATTACCAGTTGTCGTAACTGTCGAACTCCATGGGTTTGCAGGAGTGCCCGCCGTCGCGTTTCCAAAAATGGACATAGGTCCCATAGCTATAGGTGTACTAGAAGAGGCGGAGCCACCTCTCTCACCACCAGCTATATCCAGAATCATGGTACTAACCTCTTCATTGTCATTATCGAAAAGTTGTGCTATAATTTTTGCGTAAAATGCGTGATATGTAAAAGTTAATGTTACCGTAGCATCTTCTATGCTTGTACCCTTATTAAGATCATTTTTATGACTATATGTTTTTTTAGATACACTTCCCGAATTTGTGACGAGACCTCCTTCTATATATACATTACCAGTTGTGTATATGTTTCCACTCGCTTGTATGACATTTGAATGGGAATCATCTAATATTAAATTTCCGACAGATACATTACCGGTAGTGGTTAAAGTACCTTGAATATGAACATCTAAATCTTCATCCGTTTTTATATCAACTACAGTTGCGTTTGTCGCTGTGGTCACGGTATGACATAAAGTATATTTTTTCCCCGATTCGTCATAAAATGCTGCGACGTTTGAAAGATTGCCGGGTCGCGTCATGACATGACCCAGATCCATCTGCATACCACTATTAATGTTTCCTAGACCGAGTTCGATGAGACCATCCTTAAACACTGTATTTTCAACTGAAATATTAGCTATTTGCCCCGCAGATGTTATGTTTCCAGTGACGACGAGATCCCCGGAGACATTTAAATCACCACCAGCACTTGGATTTGCACCCGAGAGACCAGATAAGGTCATAGGTATTTGAGTTCTAAAAAGTTGTTTCGTGCTTTGATTATACGCCACGAATGTATTAGTCGTCGCTTGTGCACCATCTTCGGCAAAATTGGTAGCTATTTCTAAAGGTGTCAGGTAAAAGCCACTCGCTTTCGTTGCGTCGATCTTATCATTACTCGCGTTAATGACGACAGAGTTGTCAGCCTGATCTTCTCTACAATTCTTACCGAAGCGAAGCTCCGTGGCACCACCGACGGTACTCAAGTTCTTCGGCATTTAATATTACTCCTGATTTTAATTTGCGTACATGAGTCCCGCACACCCATTATTCACTCTGAGTATGTTATAATTTACTGCGTATATAGGATCAATCAAAGGTCTGGATTCGCTATGTATTTTAACACTATCGAGTCGACTGAAGTTTAAGCTACCCGTAGGCTGTAGGGAACTTGTATTTAGACAGAAACAATGTACAAAACAATCTGGGGATGTCACGAAATTTGTATGATAATAGCTCTGCACGTCTACGAAATGTGGTTTCGCCCATTTATAAATACCTATATCTGTTCCATTAATACTAATTTTAATTTTATTATCTATGGAAGTTAGTGTACTTTCCATATTTGTATTTGAGCATGCGATATATTTTACTGGATGGTTAAAAATAAGTTCTTGGGTTAATTCGCTAGAAGCTATATTTTTTTGAACTTGTGTTATCAAAATATCGTGAGTACGAGAAGCCATTATTCCACGCTCTTCGTTATCCAAATAATAATAATTTGAATACGCTTCTACGTTATAGTTTCCCGCATTTGGACCCCAATAAATCCGTAATTCAACGTGATGATATTGTAAAGATACGAGAGGAATCGCGGATTGAGGCCCTTCGCAAAAGAAAAACCGCAAAGGGTAAAAATAAGACCGAGCAGATGCACCGGGGTGTACACCGTTAGAACTCTTACTCACATTCTGTGCGTTCATATCAATAGCAATTTTTTCGGTATAATTATGATCTTGAATATCAATAACTTGACCCCCAATTAATAATTCTACCTTATTCACGACTTCGCCCCAGTCTTGTAAATCAACAGCCTGGGTACCATCGTCTATGGTAAAATATGTGTATCCTAAGAGGTCGCCAGTTCGGTCGAACCGAATAGACGACATGGAATTACCATTCACAGATCCTTGTATCGTTTGTTTTTCGATAGACTGTGAAAAGTTAGAATGCCTTTTAAAGGTGGACGTAAAAAACGATATCTCAGGTTCACCCATGATGTGTTCATCTTGGGCACCTAGAGCTATTAATTGTACGATTCCAGAAGACATACTTATTATTATAAAGTATTTTTAAATTAACGAGTATGCGACGCTCTGGAATCTAACATCCTAAATTTTTATTTTTACAAACAAATTTGAAAACGAAAACCGAAGCCGACACATCAGCTGAATCTCCGTTTTCTCTATCCAAATTAAAAGTTAAACGACTCAACTTTCGAATAGGATTATGATAATATTGGCTTATGGGATATTCATTTTTGAATGAAATTCCTTTAAGTTCCAGCTGAAAGTCCAGTGAGAGAAACGTGAGGTCCGACCACGGTTCCGAAAACTCCGTTTAAGTGGTTGTCCGTAGACGAGTCCAGATCAGCTTTCGCACGCTGTGAAAAGAAGGTTCGAAGTTCCTCAATACCTATATGAATAGCTGTCTGTGTTTGAGCAGAGGAAGTAAACACGGCCGAAACTAATTGAGCCTGGATGACATTATCCAAAGGTGTAGGTAAATGTACCACAAAATCGGTGCCAGCACTATCAACTACGACGGTGTGAATTTCATGATTAATATCTGAAAGAATTGGCTGAGCTGCCATTTATATTAACTCAGATTAAAGTCTAGGCAAGTCCGATGCCATCGACGATCTTGTAATTGGCGTGATCACTGACCAACTTACCACCACCGCACACACCACCAGTGCTGGTAGAGTAAACGCTGTTGCCGAGGCACTCCTCAGTCGATGGGAGGTTATGAATGGATTCCTCAGAAACGGGGGTGACCGTGACTGGGGTGGGCTGGAACATACTGGTCTTGGGAGGGTAGAAAAAGGACAGGACCAATAAAAGGGCGAGAACGATGAGGATGGTTCGTATGGTTCGGCGGTTAACGCTGTTAAATTTCATTTATAGTCTACTGATATTTTTTTATAAAGTGCGTTAAAGAGAAAAGATTAGTTTCAATATAGAGAGTAATGGACGGTGAAATCACTCTCGATCGAGGAGGTTCTATCATGAAACTCGACGACAGTGAACAGGCTGTACTTGACGAAATTCAATTAGATTTTCCCAAGCCTCAAGTTATGCATCGGCCTGGAAACGCTTCACAGATTCATAAAGCACCACCCCGTAAACATGTGGCTTTTCAGGAAGATATGGATACGTTCGCTAATCCTATGAAACAAAATGATCCACCCCCACCGAAAATGGATGAACCGATAGATTATGGGGAATACGATGGCGGAGAGCAACAAGAGTCGTACGATTATAGTGGTCCCATGGATGAGCAGGAAGAAAAGCCATCTCCCGGATATAAGACGGTCGATGAGGAAAAGGCCGATCTCGTGAATAAGCTCGGACGTTTGGAAAAGCGTGGTTTTACCATTAATAAGCGATTAAACGTTTATTCCCCCGTAGATGAACTCAGAACCGAGGTTAAGCGTATTACGTACAGCATAGATGTAGATAAATCTATCAAATTTTCTAGACGAATGCTCATCGCATGTGTGACTGGTCTAGAGTTTATGAATAAACGCTACAACCCATTCGAGCTTCAACTCGATGGCTGGAGTGAGAATCTCATGGAAAATCAAGATGATTATGATGAGGTTTTCGAGGAACTATACGTGAAATACCGAACGAAGATGCACGTCGCCCCAGAGGTAAACTCATAATGATGCTCGGGGTCGCGATGATGTTCCATCTACCAATTCTATGTCAAATCGGTCATGCCCAACGTGAACGATGTCATGAAGCAGAACCCCGGGTTGGTTGGTAATATGATGAGTGCTGTGCAAAACACTATGACGAACCAGTCGCCCGCATCTTCACCATCAGGAGATCGTCATGAAATGAAGGGTCCCGGACTCGACATTTCGAGCCTAATGGGAAATATCATGATGCCACCCGCGCAAGCCATGAACACCACGAATTTGATACCCCGACCTCCGGTAGATTTGGAAGAGGATGACGATATATCTGATATTGTTTCCGCGAAAGATCCAGAAGAGACTGAAGATGGGGATGTCAAGGAGGTAAAGGTCGGTCCATTAAAGACCACAAAGGGGAGGACTCGTAAGAAGAAGGTTGAAATAAATTTATAAATATACTATAAATGATAGGCTATTGTCCGATCGACTTTGATGAGCCGTTCGGACCTCCACAGCCTCCACCTATTAAACAGGAGGTCGTCGTGAAACAAAAAGTTCAGCCCGTAGTCGATGAAACAACAGAGTGCAACTATGTCGTCATGTTTTTCATCGTCGGGGTTATCGCGCTAGCCGCGATGGATTCCATTAAGAAGTAAACTTGTTTTACCCATTTTAGTCATATGCCTAAAATGTGCGAAACAATCACGAATTTTCCAAATCGGAAACGCGTTCCAGTAGGGCATGGTACGCTTGTTCCATGACTAATATTCGTTCTTGTAAATTTAATGTTTTTAATTTTTCGCGATCTACGTCGGTTTGGAGGGTTGCCACCTTCTCCTTTTCTATGACGAGATCTGATTGGAGGGCTGCCACCTTCTCCTTTTCTATGGTGAGATCTGATTGGAGGGTTGTCACCTCCTCCTTTTCTATGGTGAGATCTGATTGGAGGGTTGTGAGATCTGTTTGGAGGGTTTCCACATTCTCCCTTTCTATAGTGAGATCTGATTGGAGGGTTGCCACCTTAGCAATTTCTGGTTGATGACGGTTATGTAAATCTTTTATACCTTGGAGACATACACCTATAAAAGTGTTATAATTTAATGAATAAATATCTTCGGCTGATGGATCAGGATCTTTCACGGTAAATTCTAGGTAAGGTATTTTCTTTATATCTTGAGCAATAAGACCTATTTCCCAATTCCAATCTTTATCTTCGGTACCTACGTCTCCGGTATAATCTTCGGTATATTTTATTG